TGCGAGATTGCGTTTTCCCGGTTTGCGAGTGTTGAGTTGTTGAAGGAGATGTTGCGCAGATGTCGTGTAGGGGTGTTAGTGTCCGTACTTTTGTTGACTGGATACTACATGCCCATTACTTTCTTGTGTCTATTAGCAATCGTTACCTTCTTAACTTGTGTGTATTTCCGGATGCGTGACGTTAAGATTGCAGGTGTAAGTGATCATGAACTAGAAATTGCATATTCAGTCCATGACGAGTACATCGCAAATCACCAGTTTATAGAGCGCAAACCTGGTGTTATTGGTCAACGATTCACTTTTCTACCTGGACGGCGACTGCATATCAAACGGAGTGTCAGTGTTTGTAAACAACTGAAGCATCCTTTGAATATTCAGCGCGCGAGTGAGTTAGTCATAGCTGGTGAGAAAACCATGCACTATCTCGCTCTCGTTGTAAGCAGGCAAGTTCGTATTAAATGTGGGGGAAATTTGGTTTCTTCTGCTAGTATGGACACTCATGTCAACAAGATGTGTGCGGCGTGGGTGGCTGAGAACTTGGGCATGTTGTCCTTGTTTGAACAGCAAAAGGTAGTTGTTCAGTCGGCACAACTTGCTTTCATACCTAGTGAAAGCGAATTGGCAGCACATTCCGTGCGCGTTTTGCCAGAATATCGTGCTGCTGCGTCATACTTGTCCACTGATGGTACCAAACTGTCCTTCTTGTTTAAAATCAAGAGTGCCTGTCGCCTGCTTTTCACTTGTCGCATTAATGAGTTGCTTGATGCTCTCATTAACCAACGCTGGAACGTTGTTCCAGAGTTGGGGTAATATCGCTGGAACACCTTGCTGGTAAGAGCACCAAGAGCACACTTACCAGCGATAGGTTGATGGTGCTCTGGCGTGGGGGGGTGGCTAAGGTGCGCCACGTATCACGCGTTTGTTTGCCTTACTTCTTTCCCACAAATGCGTACTATGTTCATAACGCTGATATGAGTACAGTTTTACACGCATTATTGGAGCGTGTGTATTACCATAAAATTGATAATAAAATTGAAATTCCCAAAATACCGTCTAAGGAAACAGTTAAGCAACATGTGTGCTATTGGCTTGACATGTTTCATCGCTTCCTTGGTCCTGTAACTCCACAAACGCCTGAAGAGTTCGTAAACTCTTTCAAGGGAGGGAGGAAGAAGCGATATAGTGCGGCTTTACAAACATATACTGGCTACAATTCTAAAGAAGCCAGATTGAAGACCTTCGTTAAGTTTGAAAAGGTACTCAAAGATCCTCCAAGAGTAATTCAACCAAGATCACCTCAATATAATATTTGCATTGGCAGGTTTATTAAACCGCTGGAGCACAAGTTGTACCGTGCCATCAATCGTGTTGCATCATGGAAATTCAATGATAACCTCCCAGTTGTTATGAAAGGTTATGACATTGTAGACGTGGCAAATTTCATTGTTGGTAAATGGAACAGCCTGGAAAATCCAGTTGCTATCGGTTTGGATGCTTCTCGTTTTGATCAGCATGTTAGTGAACCGATGCTTAGAGCTGAACATTTGTTATATTATCGTGTCTTTAAAGATCGTACATTGTTTAAAGCATTGTGTGCCCAAGTGCATAATGTTGGTTATGCATACTTGGATGATGGTGCTGTTAAATATGAGGTTCTTGGGTGTCGCATGTCGGGAGATATGAATACTGCTCTTGGGAATTGCACCTTGATGTGTGCAATGGTTTTTGGGTTGTTCAGAGAATGTGGCATAACAAATGCAAGGTTGATCAATAATGGTGACGATTGCGTTGTCTTTATTGAGAAACGCCATCAACAATTGTTTGTTTCACAAGTTACCAAATATTTTGATGATCTTGGGTTTGTTATGAAAGTGGAGCAACCTGTGGATGTCGTTGAACGCGTCTCTTTCTGTCAAATGAATCCAGTGTTTGATGGTGAGTGTTGGCGTATGTGCAGAAATCCACTTTCGGCCATTCCAAAGGACTTGACTTTCTTAAAACCAATTGGCAATCGCGCGTTGTTTGAGCGATTGTGTTTTACAGTTGGTCAATGTGGGGCAAGTCTAACTGATGGATTACCACTTTTCTCTGAATTTTACCAGTGGATGCAGAGAGTTAAGCATTGTCGTAAAGTTGTTGATCCTACACTGGAGGGTGGATTGCAACGAGAAAGTGCTATGCTGCATCACAAATTTCAAACTACAGTTACTGATGTCGCAAGAGTATCTTTTGCAGCTGCTTTTGGTATTACACCAAATGAGCAATGTAATTGGGAAGAGTGGTTCAGAAAAGCAGCGGAAATTTCTACCGCTTTAGAAAATGTTGTATGTGTTGACTGGTAGGCACTTACCAGTTTACTTAACCTACCGGAGCGCCCCGGAGTAGGGTACATCCCAACAAATATACAGAGATATACATTGATTGAACCGCTTACATGTCTGCAAATATTACTCTTGATGGATCACGCTGGATGGTTTCAGCTCTTGATCCATTTCACGATTATCAACAACAACTCGAAGGTTATCCAGGATTGCACGCTGGCAAAAGCGTGTGCCAGATGTTTTGCACAACAGCTGCAATTTCTTGTCCAGCCGCACAGGCTGGCAATTATGATGCTGCTGTGTTCTTCACTGGTCTGGATGGAGCAACATCGTTTGGTGTATCATCTGCGGTCACCAAATGCATTTATAAATTTGATCACGCAAGTTTACCCGCCGCCTTAAACATTGGTCCAGTTGTCGTTTTGGCAGATGGACCAGGTGTTGACCTAAACTGTTTTCAGAATGGGTCTGCTGATCGTTATCTTTTGTATACTCGTCCTACATCAATCATAGATGCTGGTCGGTTGATTGCTATAGGTATAGAGGTATACAATAACACTGCTGCTATTTACAAACAGGGGACCGTGAATGTAGCTATGATGAATCAAGCAGATGGTGATGATACCTCTTGCTTGTACGTAGATACTAATGGCACTGGAACATGGGCCAATGCTTCAGTTCTCGAACATCGTATTGGAGTTCTGCCAAAGAGTGAAACTGAAGTTCGTAGTTATCCTGGTAGTGGGCAATGGAATGCTGAAGAAGGAGTCTATATGGTGCCTAGGTTGAGTCAGTTTGATCTCAAACCCGGATTTGCTACTAGTCGTAGTGGCATTGGCTATTATGACTCAGCTTCCAATTATCCCTACTCACATTGGGTGCCAAGTTCTAGTGAAACAACAGCTAGCACTACTGTTCCTACACCATCCACTATGCCAATTTCTGGATTTTTGCCGTGTTGTGCGTACTTTTCTGGATTGTCGCATGAAACGACTCTTAGTGTGACGGTGCGTGCTATTGTTGAATATTTCCCAGTCCCCTTGTCTACTATGATGCCATTAGCTACTCCTAGTCCTATATTCGATCCGGTAGCTCTTTCTAGCTATGCAATTGCTGCTAGGGATGCACCATATGCTGTTCCAGTGTCTATGAACGCTCATGGTGATTACTTCCGTATGGTGGCTAGTACTATTGCTAAGGTGGCTCCTCATGTCATTGCAGTTTTGACCGCTCCGTCTATTGGAACCGCGGTGTCATTGGGATCACAGTTGCTTACTGCTGTGCCCAATCTGCTGCGTGAAATTCAAGCTCAGCGTATGCGTGACAAGCAGTCATCTAAACCAAATCAAGAGGGTAAACTGTCCACGCAATCACGTGTGCGTGATCGCACCAGTCAACTGGCAACTGGCCGTAAACTCAAAGTAGATGGAAAGAGGGTTCGGCTTGCTGTTGCTGGATCTGATGCTGCTCCTCTCACCAAATAATGCATGTGGTTAAATAGTCAGTCATGACGGGCTCAACCACAGCATAAAGAAATAAAACAAC